ATGCAGCGCAACGGCTACAGGTACATGCGCCCATCTGACAAATGGCCCGGAAGCGTAGAGGACGGCATAGAGCACCTCCGCAGCTATGAGCGCATCGTCATCCATTCGCGCTGCGAGCATGCGGCACGTGAGGCGCGGCTGTGGAGCTACAAGATCGACCGGCTTACGGGCGACGTCAAGCCAGACCTGCTGCCGGGGAACGACCACTGCTGGGACGCGGTGCGGTATGCGCTTGGGCCAATAATTCGCAAGCGAACACCAACACAATCTGCAACGTTGCCATACATGGCGAGGTAAACACAAAATGAAACTCACAAAGAAAGCGCGCGCTGCAATTCCTGCATCGAAATTCGCGGGCCCTGGGCGCACGTTCCCGATCCAAGACAAGAATCACGCTCGCGCAGCAATCAGTGGCGCATCGCGTGCTGAAAACGTTGGCAACATCTCGGCCCATGAAGCTGCCGTCATCAAAGCCGCAGCGCGAAGGGTGCTCAAGAAATAATGTGGCATACACTGCAAAAGGGGTATGGTCGAGACCGTGATCTTCCCCCGCGCGTGGCGCGCATCCAGGCACTTCAGCGGGTTTTGGCTGGCACAATTTACGCCAACCTGCGCTATGCGTTCCACGAGGAAACCAATGGCGCGGGAGAATATATACGGCTGCGCGACAGGCGGCCTTCGGTGCGCTATAACCTGTGCAAGCTGGTGGTGCAGCAGTCCACGGCAATGCTGTTCAGCGAGGGCCATTTCCCGGAGGTGGCCCACGACGACGAGACTACGCGCAATGCGCTGAACGATGTGATCCGCGACGCGCGGCTCAACGAGGTCATGATCGACGCTGCCGAGCAAGGCTCGGTGGGCTCCGTCTGCCTGTGGTTGCGCATCCTCGAAGGGCGCATCTATGTCTCGGTGCTCACGACTGAATACCTGACCCCCACATGGAATCCGCAGCGGCCGGATGATCTGCTGATGGTGCGCGAGCAGTACAAGCTGCGCGGGCGCGCGCTCCGCGACATGGGGTACGCGATCAAGGACGCCGATCTCGACGCGACGCACTGGTGGACGCGGGATTGGACGAATCAAGCTGAGGTCTGGTATTTGCCAGCCAAAACGAACAGGGAGAAGCCGACAGTACCCGCGCTCACGCAAGACGACGAACGCACTATCCAGCACAACCTTGGCTTTGTGCCAATGGTCTGGATCAGAAACCTGCCCGGCGGAGATGAGATCGACGGCGCGCCGACGTTCGGGGACGAGGCCATCGAGACTAACATCGAGATCGAGTACATGCTCAGCCAAGCAGGGCGCGGCCTGAAATACGCCAGCGACCCGCTCCTGATGATTAAGGAGCCTGCAGCCGATCCTGGGCGCGAGATGGTGCGCAGCGCCAGCAATGCAATTATCGTGTCCAAGGACGGCGACGCCAAGTTGGTCGAGATCGACGGCGCGGCAACTGCTGCCGTGCTGGAATATGTGCGCACCCTGCGGGAATTCACGCTCGAACAACTAAACGGCAACCGCGCAAATGCCGACAAGCTCTCGGCAGCACAATCCGGCCGAGCAATGGAACTGCTCAATCAGGCGCTCATCTGGCTGTCGGACAAGCTGCGGATCAGCTATGGCGAGTATGGCCTGAAAAAGCTGCTGCAATTGATCGTAAAGGCCAGTGCCAAGATGGCATTGGTCGATTCCGATGGCAACCCCATCCCGAGGATGGCATCGGGCCGCATCGCGCTGAAATGGCCGCAATGGTATGCGCCAACTAGTCAAGACCGGAGCAGCGATGCAAATACCCTGCGCACGCTGACCGATGCTGGACTGATGAGCACGGAAACTGCTGTGGGCGCGCTCGCCCCAATCTATGACGTGGAAGATGTGCCGGGGGAACTGGCAAAGATTACCACGGAGCAGGCCGAGCGCAATGCGCGGGCTCAAGAGCAAGTGAAGATTGTGGAGTGACGGCCCAAAGCCGTTCGGATGCCGGCCTGATGCCGGCTTTTTTATTTGGAGGCCCTGATGGCTGAAGAGAATAGCAACGACGAAGTTAGAAAACCCGAAACCAAGAACCCCGAGCCTGAAGTGTTCTCGAAGGAATACGTGCGTGAACTCCGGCACGAAAACGCTGGATACAGGCTGAAAGCGCAAGAAATGGAGCGCCAAGCGCAGGAGGCCGCAGAAGCGGCCAAGAAAGCGCAGGAAGAGGCCGCTGCAAAGGCTCAGGAAGCCGAGCAGCGTGCAGCGCAGCGCATCATCAAAGCCGAAATGAAAGCCCATGCAATCAAGGCAGGAATCGTTGACATTGACGCCTTGGCGCTGGCCGATCTCTCCCGCGTGAAGTTCAATGATGATGGCGAGATCGAAGGGGTGGACGCGGCAATCGAAGCACTCAAGAAGTCCAAGCCGTACTTGTTCGCCCAGACCACGTCGAGCACGCAGCAGCCCCCGAAGGGCGGCAAGCAGGAAACCAAAACCGCACGCGATCTTTCGGATGCCGATCTGCGCGCGGAGCTTAAGTCTAAATTTGGCATTCGCACTTAATCATAGTGCCGGGAAACCGGCGGCAGTCCATCGGGATCAGGCATCCATGGGACATTTCCATCTTCTTAAGAAAGGTAATGAAACATGGCTCTCAATAACCTACCCGCAGCACTGCAAAGCGTCATTCAACAGAACTACCTCGAACGCGTTTTTGAAATCCCCCTGCGTGCCAAGCTTGGCTTCCGTGCGATTGCCGAGCAAATGGATTTCCCGGCAGAAATCGGGGAAACCATCACCAAAACCCGCACCGGGCTGCTTCCTGCGGTCACGTCCCCGCTGTCGCCTGCGCAAAACAGCGACATCACCAGCGGCCTGACCCCGCAGAACTTCGGCGTTGAGCAATTCACCCTGTCCGTCGCGCAGTATGCGGCGAATATGCAGCTTAACGTCGCCACCAGCCGCGTTGCAATCGACAATCTGTTCCTGCGCAACGCCATGACTCTCGGCGAACAGGCTGCACGCTCGATCGACACTTTGGCGCAGCAAGCGCTTTTTGCTGGCTACATGGGCGGCAATACGTTTGTGCGCACCACATTGGGCGGAGCAAACGCAACCATTTCCGTGGATGACATTCGCGGCTTCCAGTACACGTGGAACAGCGCCGGCCAAGTCGTTCCGGTATCTGCCTCCAATCCTGTAAATGTCGTGGTCGGTTCCGACGTCTACTCGCTGACCGGCGTTGCGGCGGATGGCACCAATGTCTCGCTCACTCCCGGCGGCATTTCCGGCACCCTGACCTTTGCCAGTTCTGTGACCGTGGCTGACGGCACCGCAAACAACGCCGTGGTATCTGCTGTGGCACCGTTCGTCGAGCGCCCGATGGATGCGTCTACCAACACCGTCCCGGCGTCTAGCGTGTGGGGCGTGACTTCCAGCCAGTACAACGGCGGCCGTCTCTCGATGCAAATGCTTCTGCAAGCCAAGGCCACCATGAGCGCCAACGGTGTTCAGCCGGTCAATGCTTCAGGCATGTATCACTTCTACGCCTCACCCAAGCAAACTGTTGGCTTGTTCAACGATCCCGACTTCAAGCAGTTGTTCCGTGGCGAACCCAAGACGCAGGAATACCGCCAAGGCGCTGTTGCAGAACTGCTTGGCATTCAGTTGATCGAAACCAACCTGAATCCGAGCGCCAAATTTGGCGGCAATACCGTCCAATATGGCATCATGTGCGGCGAAGGCACATTGGTTGAAGGCACCTTCACGCCTGACGCCTACCGCGCTGCGGAAGCGGCAGATGATGATGACGGCATGATTACCGTGGTCGATGGTATCGCGCACGTCACCCGTGAGCCGCTGGACGCGCTGAAGCAGGTCGTGACCCAATCTTGGGCCTACATCGGCGGTTTCACCGTTCCGTCCGACATCACCACCAACCCCAACACCATCCCGACGGCGAACAACAGCGCCTATAAGCGGGCGGTGCTGGTGGAGAGCCTGTAATCATGGCGCGTCCAAGTAAATACACCCCGGCGCAAGCCGGGGAGGATGCGACCACGGAGAACGCCCCGGAGCAATCCGGGGTTGTCTTGCCGAAAAATGCAGGCTGGATTGATGAAAATGGTGCTCACTGCTGGCTGGCTGCTGGCACGCGCCTCGATCCGGTGAACGATGCCGACCTGATTGCATTCCTGATGCGTCGGGGTGTGCTGCGGACTGAATAATGGCCTTCACGCCCTACGCTTTCACGGATGCGCAGATTGTGGACATCCGGCGTTTTTGCGGGTACCCCGCATATGGAGATGGTGCTGTCGTGTTCCCATACCCGTGGATCATGCAGCAATATCTCGCGCTGGAATACCGCTTGCAGCACATGAGCACGGATGAAGGCGCGGTTGTGGTGAATACGTATCTGGCGAATCTGTACACGCTGGAAACGGCCATTGTTGGCGCATCGAACAACCTCGATACTGCCTCGGCGGGGCCGTGGGTGCACAACGCGAACGAGCAACGCGACCGCGAGCGCCTGTTCACGTCATGGCGGCGCAGGCTGTGCGAGTTTCTCGGCGTACCCACTGGCCCGCAATTTGATGCCGGCAGCACCGTGCAGATGGTGGTGTGATGGACGGTGCTTTGATGCAGGCGAAGATCGCCAGCGGCCTTCAAAAAGCCGCAAACGCGGTCGGCACAATGCATACGCAGTATCGGCCTGGCACGCCTATCAACAATCCGATCAGTCCAGGCTATTCGCTCGGCCAAGTGCCTTGTTTGTTCACGCTCAATGGCGGTACGAAGCCTGCTTCTTGGGTTGCGCAAACGAAGCAAGACCAGCTTTTTTGGCAGATCATCGCGCCAGTTGCCCAATTGCAGGTCGGTGACTATTTGGTGGGCCAGAATACCTATTGCGTGGTCGGACTGGATGCGCTCATGATCCCGTTGGCGTTGCGCTGCACACAAACGCTTACGTTTTCACGTCAGCCAAAAGACATGGCACCGGGATTGCAGACCTATTCAGCCATCGCCGCGCCTGCGCCCGTCGTCTATGCGCAGAACATCCCTGGCGTGCTGAATATCAAGAAGGAAACCGGCAGGCCACAAGCGGAACTTCCTGGCGATGCTTCGCTACGGGCTTTTTATTCCTGCAATTTCTACCTGCCTGATGGCGCAGTGCAGCATCGCGATGTCGTGACCGACCAAAACGGCACTCGCTACCAGGTGGTCAGTGTGTCGTCCGGATTACTGGGGACGCAGGCGTTAGTCGAAGTGTTGGAGTCCTGACATGGCCGACCTGACCGACGTGCAAAGCGCCATTGCCGCCATAGTGGCGCAGACCATCTATCCAAACGGCACCGGGCAGCCTTCGGCAGTAAATGCCGCCGTGCGCATCTTCCCTGGCTGGCCGTTGCCGCAGCAGCTTGACGCTGACATGCAGGCCGGGGTTGCGCAAGTCTCGGTGTTCGCCACGGCCATCAGCCGCGCCGTGACGCAGATGCAGCAGACGTGGCAGACCGTGAACATCGTGGCGACGCAATTGCAGGCCAGTGTATCCGGCATGACGATCACCCTGACCGGCACGATCACCACGCCGCAGGCTGTCAGCGTGCAGCAAGGCAGCGTGCAGGCCAGCTACGCCGTGCAGCCGACCGACACGCTTACGTCCATCTGTACGGCGCTTGCGGCCATGATTCCGGGAGCGACATCGAGCGCAAATACGATCACTTTCCCGCAAGGGGCAACGCCTGCAATGCTATTTGCACAGCCCGCAACAGTTCTTCAGGAGGTCGGCAGGCAGCAACAGGTGTTTCAGGTTTCAGTATGGGCACCGACGCCCACGCTTCGGGCGCAGATCGCCTCCTTGATCGACCCTGCGCTGCGCTTGGCATACCGCATTGAGATGCCAGACACGACTGCGGCAGAACTGCGGTTCCAGGGGTCGATTGACGACGACAGCATCCAGAAGGTGGCCGTCTATGCGCGGCACCTGCGCTACGAAGCCGAATTTGCCACCACCAACGTGCAGCAGACGACAACGGTCACGCTGCCAATTATTAATATCACCAGCCCATCGGGGGCATTAATCTGAGAAAGGATACATTATGCCAGTCTATCAGTTCGGCCAATCGCTGCCGCAAGCGCCTGATTTATACGTTAATATCGTTCCGCCGCAGGCGATTCTCATCAACGGCATTCCGACCGGCATTCTCGGCCTGATTGGTGTCGGCTCGTGGGGGCCGGTCAATGCGCCGATGGTCATCGGCTCGCCGCAGACTGCCGCGCAGTCGCTAGGCAACATGACCGTGCGCTCGCATGATCTGGCAACCGCCTGTACGCTGGCATTTGGAGAGGGCGTAACACAGATCGCCGCCGTTCGGGTAACGGACGGCACCGACGTTGCCGCGACCGTGACCATGATGGACACGGAAACCACGCCAGTTGACGCGCTGACTTTGACGGCCATGTATTCTGGTATCGTGGGCAACACGATCACCGCGCAGTTCTCTACCGGCACTGCTGCGAACAGCTACAAGCTGGTCATACAGCGCGCCGGCTACACCCCGGAAATCTTCGACAACCTCACCGGCACCGGCAATGCGCTGTATGTAAATGCCGCGAATGCCATCAACAACGGCCAGAATGGTGTACGCGGGCCGTCAAGCATCGTCAAAGCCGCAGCTGGCACCGGCACCGGCACGCCTAACCTCACGGCCTACACCCTAGCAGGCGGCACGGACGGCGTTGCCGGTGTGACCGACACTACACTGCTCGGTTCTGACGGCACCACGCGCACCGGCATGTATGCGCTGCGCGGCTCCAACGCCAGCAACTTCACGCTGCTGGATCACACCACTTCGACCCACTGGCCCGGCATTCTCTCGTTCGGCGAGCAGATCGGCGCGTATGGGCATGTCGCGAATCCGCCAAGCACCAGCATCACCGCCAGCGCGGCTGCTTTGGTATCGGCTGGCGTGGACGGCTACGGCATCAAGGTGCTGGTGGGCGACTGGGGCTACTTCTACGATTCCTTCAACGGTGTGCAGCGCATGCTGTCGCCTGCGACATGGAGCGCTGCCAAGGCCGCATCCCTGATCCCGCCCTATAGTAACCTCAACAAGCCGCTGGTAACAATGATTGCCACGCAGCGCAGCCAGACGCAGATTCCCTACAGCAGCGCCGAGATTCAGCAGGCGTTCACGTCCCGGCTCGATGTGCTGGCCGCGAACTCGCCCGGCGGCCCGTATTTCTCGGCTCGCACCGGCTTGAACGCTTCCAGCAACCCGACGCAGAACGATGACACCTACACCAAGATGACGAACTACCTCGCATTCAGCCTGGCGCAATCGTCACTCGGCGCGGTGGTCGGTCAACCGCAGACTGCCGATCTGCGCAAGCAGGTCAAGGGCGGCCTGGATGGCTTCTTGCTGTCGCAATTCATGCAGGGATGGATCGGCGATCCGAATAAACCCACGGCGCAAGGCGCGTTCAGCGTGCAGTGCGATGCGAACAACAACCCGGACACCCGCGTGGCGCTTGGATATTTGCAAGCAGACGTTCAGGTCAAGTACCTCAACACCGTGCGCTTCTTCGTGGTCAACATGGAAGGCGGCGGCAGTGTGACCGTGACTTCTAATTCGCCGCAGTAATTCTTCGTAATACTGGCTGGCCGCCTTCCAAGGCGGCTTTTTTATGCCCGCTTCATGCGGAATCTTAATCTTGGGAGTGCACAATGCCGCTAAATGGATTCAATACTGGCAGGGATTACAGCCTGCAAATGACGCTGCCGAATGGCACCGTCTCCACCATCAATCTGATTGAGGCATCTTTTGATCCGGTCACGAAAACCGAAATGATCGTGCCGATAAATGGCGTACCAACGCACCTTATTTTTCCGCAGGGCTGGAAGGGCACGCTGCAGTTCGACCGCAACAGCGCGCAGCTTGACGACTTCTATGCAGCCTTTGAGGCAGCGTTCTACACCAACGGATCCACCATCCCCGGCGGTACCATCGTGGAGAGCATCACCGAAGTGGACGGCAGCGTGAATACGTACCACTATACCGGAGTGCAGATCGTGCCTAGCAAGATGGGAACATGGAAGGGCGACGACAGGGTCAGCCAGTCGGTTGATGTTGTTGCATCACAACGTGTTAAGGTGTCCTAATGGCAAAAGTCGTTGATGTTCAGGCAAAGAGTGCAGATGTGCAGGTGAAGGACGCCAAGGGGCGCGTGCTCACGCTGCGCAAGCCGAATGTACTGGCGCAGTACCAGCTTGTGCGCATGCTAGGCGCAGACGCATCGAGCAATCAGACTTATCTCTCGATGGTCATGCCGCTGCTGTATCTTCAGGCCATTGATGGCGAGGTGGTGAACTTTGCCAATCAGCGGGAATTGGACGCAGCTATTCAAAAGCTGGATGAAGAAGGTTTGCAGGCACTTGCGCAGGGCATACAGGAGAACTTTGCCCGTCAAGAGGACGCCCGCGACGCCATAAAAAAGCCATAGGCTTCACGGCCCTCAAAGAAGCGCTCTGGCTTGTTCACAACGGCGTGCCGTGGGATGTGGCGATGAACCTTGATGATGTGGAGCGCGCTGCAATGTGCGTTATTTTCAGCGAGTTTCAGGGGCACAGGTTCAACACACAGACGATGCGATTTGAGGAAAAGCCATGATGGAACTCAAGCAGTTTGCTCGCATGCTGGAAACGCTGAAGATTCCGGCTGCGGCATCCATCGCCCTCGATGCGGCGGCAGCGGCGATTGAGCGTGAAGCCAAGGCCGAGATCGGCACTTATCAGCGCTCAAACATGGGGCGGTTCCAGCCGTGGGCAGAACTCAAGGATGCCACCAAGCAAGAGCGCGTGCGGCTTGGGTTTACTGAGAATGACCCGCTATTGCGAACGGGAGAATTGCGCGATTCCATCTCACGTGAAGTCCACGGCCTTGAAGCCGTGGTGGGATCAGACAGCGATGTGATGGTCTATCAGGAACTCGGAACGCGCACGATCCCGCCGCGTGCTGTACTTGGATTGGCGGCATCACGCAAAACGCAGGATGTGCTAAAACTGGTTGGGGAAGGCGTGCAAGTCGCATTCTTTGGCGGTCGCATCAATACCGTAGAGCAGCCCAAATTGACGCAAGAATAAATATGATGCCGACCACGACGAAGGCGGCAACAAAGACGCCAACGCCGCCGCTGTTCCACATCGCCCAAACGAACAACCCAGTGAGCGCAAGCAGCAGAAGGATGACCGGCACCAGGATGATGGCGGCGGTAATTGCAAACAGACCAAGTGGCGTCAGCCGCCAATGACGTTGACTCCCCTGCGCGGGGAACGGCCAATTTTTCATAGGAACTCTCCATGTTCGAGGCATACAAGATCGGCATAAAACTGTCCTTGCTGGATGGCGTAACGGCCGGACTATTGGCAATGTCTGGACATTTTCGCACAGTTTCGCGCGAAGTGGATACATTGCAAGCGAAAATGGCGCGATTCAAGGCGATGGGGGGCATTGGCATTGGTGCGGCATCTGTTGGTTTCGGCATTCTGTCGTCTTTAAAGCCGTCCGTAGATGCCGCAATGGAGTACCAACAGCGCATTGCGCGCATGGCGCAGATGGGGCTGACGCTCTCCGACATTCGTTCAGCCGAAAAGGCCGCTTGGGCCGTGGGTCGCTCTGTTCCCACCACCAGCCCGAAAGAGGCGCTCGATACCATCATGCGCCTGCGCATGGTGTTTGGTGATACCGCAGACGCGATTAGGAACCTGCCGACCATTCTCAAGATGGAAGGCGTTTTGAACAATGCCGGGTTGAAGGGCGATCAGTCCTACGAGATCGCGAAAACACTGGAAATGATCGGCGCAACCAAGACGCCGGAAATGTTTAACAGCTATGCCGACGCCATTACCAAGGGCATCATCGCATCCGGTGGAAAGGTACAGGCCGCAGATTATCTCTCTGCCGTCAAATATGGACGCACGGCGGCGCAAGGGTGGAGTAAAGACTTCATCGAGTTCTATTTGCCGACGCTGATTCAGGAAATGAAGTCTCGCGGCGGCTCTGGCGGCGCAACAGGCGGCCCTGGCAACCCGCTAATGTCCATGTACGCGGCAGTTGTGCAGGGCACGGTCGCGCAGAAATCGCTTGGCATGTTCCAAAAGCTCGGCCTCATTGATCCGAGCAAGGTGGTTTGGACGAAGAGCCACATGATGCGCGGCGTTGAGCCTGGCGGTATCAAGGGATGGCGTGAGTTCATGGCAAACCCGGTCGATTGGGTGCAAACCTATCTGATGCCAGCGCTTCAAAAGGCAGGAATCACCGACCGGCAGGCGCAGATTCAGGCCATCAGCTATTTGTTCCAGAACCGCACCGCTGGCTTTATGGGCGTGCAGATGGCCGAGCAATACTGGAAGTTCCAGCGCGATCGCAAGCTGATCGAAGATACCAAGGGCATCAACAACTACAGCGAGATCATGAAGATGTCGCCATCGATGCAGGAACAGGCGATTCATGCCCGCATGGAAGCCCTAAAAACCATCGTTGGCTTGCAGCTTGTCCCCCTCATTCTGACAGTGCTGCCTAAAATAGTTGAGTTTATACAATCTATTATCAACGCGGCCCAAGCTCATCCAACCGCGCTTAAACTATTTGTGGGATTCTTTGCGGCGTTGGGCGCATTGCTGATGGTTGGCGGCGCAATCACCAGCTTTGTCGCGTCGCTAGGCATCATTTCGCTGGCATTCCCGGCGCTTGCTGCTGGCGCTGTGGCTGTTACTGCTGCCCTCGGCCCTGTGGCGCTTGTCCTTGCCGGACTCGTCGGCGTAGGTGCTGCAATTTATGAGGCGTATAAATGGGTGACGGGAGATAAGAAAAATACTCCCAGCATCGCGGAACCAGCGGTTTCCCAATACCTGCCGCAAGTGCCCGGAAATGGCAATCAGGAAGTTCACACCCATGTACATCTTGACGGGAAGAAAATTGGCGAATGGGTAACACGCTGGCAAACCGACGCCATTGCCAAGCCCCCGGCAGGCCCAAATCAGGCTGTATGGGGCCTTGGGATGAATAATCCATCTCTGACCGCGGCGGTGCGCTGATATGGCAGCGCTTGCATTTGTGTTAACCGCCAATGACGGCAGCAATATCACCTTTGAGGATGTAGAGTTACCGCAGTCTGTCAGTTGGGGCGGCGAGCAGGCAATGGCCGTTCATCAATTGATCGGCGGTGACCGCGTCATTGATTCGCTCGGGGCCAAGCCCGCGCCGATCACCTGGGACGGCATTTTGTTTGGGCAAACCGCTGTCGAGCGCGCCCGGTATTTGGACACCATACGGCAGGGCGGCGCGACTGTAGTTCTCACTTGGGACGAATTCTCCTATATCGGGGTAATTTCTAGGTTCGCGGCACACTATCTGCAACCTTGGCATGTGCGCTACTCAATCACCATTGAGGTGATGAAGGACGTTGCCAGCGCACAGACTACTGCCCCCAAGGAATCGCTGATTACCCTGCTTA